CGCGGGCCCCACTCCCACGCAGGCCAGAAGACGTTGGTCGTCATCGACTTCGTGCAGCCAGGCGGCACGTTGATCAGCAGCCTGCGGATCTCGCCATTGGTCACGGCCTCGAGGTGCTCGCAGATTGCCTCGACCGCCCAGCCATGCAGGAAGGGAGTGCCAGGCTCGAGCGCGTGCCAGCCAGCCTTGATGAACTCAAGCAGCGATCCTTCGGAGCGGATGCGCTCGAGGTCGCGCAGCGTCTCGGACGGGTTGCCGATCGCTGTGCCGAGGATCTGTTTCAGGTCTTGCATCGGAACTCGCTCCACGTCGGCAGTGCAGCGCGCAGACGACGCATCGACTGCGCACGTGCGAAGCGAGCGCGCCGACGACTGCGGCGCAGCTCACCTGCGATGATGTTGCGGAACCACGTGTAGCGGATCAACCAAGTGGCTGGCCACCGTACTGCGCGGGTCTTCACTTCACCCTCGCTTTCGCTTGCGCGCGTTCCCACGCGATGATTGCGCAGTCGGAGCAGCAGTAGTTCCTACCAGCGAAGACCGGCGGCTTCAGCTTGGTGATCTTGATGCCGCACGACGGGCAGAGCTTATTCTTCGATCGCATTGTCATCCTGCGCGGCCGCTTCGATCTCGAGGATGCGTTGGAGCAACTCGCGCGACTCCGGCTGGAGCTTGTCGAGCTGGAGGTCGGTCGTCGTGATGTGCGCGGACATCTCCAGCTCGAGCTTGTCGCGGTAGCGCCGGTCGATGACCTTGATGTGCTCGAGCAGCAGCTTGTCGCTGTACTCGGTGACGTGGCCGACGATGACGCCGTTCTGGAAGACGGGCTTCTCCACGCCGTCGACACCGCGGCGGACCAGCTCGTCGATGAACCGCTTGCGGTACGAGTGCAGCGCGTCCTCGCACGCAGCGTCGAAGTCCGCGTCCTTGCGCCGGTACTTGCGGACCGTCTGGTCGCTGATGCCGACCTCGATGCGAGCGAAGGCGGGGTCACCCTCTCGAGCCAGCGCATCGACGTAGTCCTTGCGCCGGTCCTCGTCGAAGGTGTGGCTGTTTCGGCCGAAGCTCTCGTTGGCTGCCATGCAGCCGACCCTACACCCAAAACCGCCCAATTCCAAGCGAAAAGCCCAAGAAGTTCACCACTCAATCACCCCTATATTACTACCCTACTAAACTACTAGGGGGGTAGTAGTAATAAGGGGGTCCCTGTCTCTCTGGTTCCTCCGACTGGGCTCTCGCCGTAGGAATAGTAGTAGCGTCCAATTCCGACCTAACCCTATACCCTCCAGCAGCTTAGGGCTAACTAGGCCCGTAGTAGTCTACTAGGAATCCTAGTAGAGCGGTCCGGGGTATGGTACGCTGCGCTCCTACCATGACCAAGCTGCTGATCCTCGCCGTCCTTCTGTTCGCGTCCTGCACCACTCTCCAGCAGGACCTCCAGTCCCATGTCTCGGTCAGGATCACTACCTGGTCAGGCACCGGCAGCGGCTTTCCGCTGTCCACCACCGAGATCATCACGGCCTGGCACGTGGTCGACGACGCACTGCCCAGCCAGGTCACGGCCAACGGCCAGCACCCTACCACCATCGAGCGCCTGGGCGAGCTGGACGCGGCTCTGCTGACGTTCGAGGCGCCGCACGGTCTCGAACCATGGCCACTCGACGAGCGCGCTGTGGAGCCCGCGGAGCCTGTCTACGTCAGCGGCTGGGGTGTCGGCCTGCACTGGTGGAGCGAAGGCCTCGGCACCACGTCACCCACCAGGCTGTCCCTGATGATCGCGCCAGGTGATAGCGGCAGCCCAGTGCTGGACTCCGACATGGAGGTCCTGGGCATCGTGGTAGCTCGAGGACGGCACAGCCATCACCACTGCTGGATGATCCCGATCTCGGCGATCACGTCTGAGCTGTGAAGCCATCGGGGCCCCACCCTGTCATGTCGGGCGGGGCCTCGGTGGTCAGGATCACTCCGCCGGTCTCGTCCGGGTCGAAGGTCACCATGGTCAGCTCGCAGCCATCAAGGTCGATGCCTTCACTGGCGAACAGCTCGACCGCGATGGCCTGAGCAGTCAGCGCGTCCTCGGCCGTCACCACCACGACATGCTCGCCGTGCTTGACCACGAGTCCGACCATCAGTCGATGAACTCCCACTGGTTGGCCACGACGTAGAGCTTCGATCGCTTCTCCCCGTCCTTGTCCACCCACTGGTCGAACGCCAGACGTGCGCTCGGGAAGCAGAACTTCGAGCCCTTGGTGTGGTGCTTGGCGAACACCTCGGCGCGGTTGCCGAACATGGTCGCCTCGACGAAGATAGGCTCTTCGATCCACTCCTCACCCTTCTTGCGTCGTTCGTTGACGACGCAGCCGATCTTGGCGATGGCGGTGCCACCAGCAGATGTACGAATCTCGACGTCACGAGTTAGGCGCCCAGCGAGCACCAGGTTGTTGATGTTGGTCATGCCGTCGCGAGTCCGAGAAGCACGGCTTGGATGATGCCCACGATGCGGGCGTCAGCAGCACGAGCTGCCAGCGACGCGTCCAGGCCCAGCTCGAGCGCCACGCGGTCACGCGACGCACGCAGCACCAGGTCGAAGCCAGGCTCGGCCGAAGCGCCAGCCAAGCGGGCACCCTCGAGCGCGACCAGGTTGACGGTCTCCTCGCGGGCCAGGTCGAGCGCGTCGCCAGCTTCGTCGATGGCGTTGCGCAGCAGGTCTTCAAAGTTCATCGGTAGGTCCTCGCAGCGATGGCTTGGGGCGGAGAGGTCTTCCACGAAGACCTCGAGATGACAGTCAGTCGTTCGTTGTCACGGGGCAGCCGCTTGGCCACCCTCGTGTACTCTTCAACAGCAGCGCGGAACGAGTGTGCGCGGTCGCGCATGATCTCGGCGCCTTGCGGGCCGATCTCTCCGGCCATCAGCCGGACGTCGATGCCAGCCAGGCAAGCGTCCTCCAGCTCGATGACGTCCATGCCACGCAGCTCGGCGGTCTCCACGGCGTCGTCCCAGACGACGAGCTGGCCTTCGGACATACCACCGACGGAAGCGTCCGCACGGACACCCGGCCAAGCGAGCTGGATCGCAGGGACCAAGGTGTGCTTCTGCACGCGGTTGGTCGTGCAGGACGACAGGCTGGCAAGGGCCAGCACGATCACCAGCAGCCTCACGCCTTGCGCTCCTTGCCGAAGTCGGCGAAGCCTTGCGCGCCGATGTAGGCGAGCATGGGCGAGACCAGCGCGATGATCTCCTCCAGTTGGATCTCGGGAACACCGAGGCGGATGCCGATTGCCGTCACCATCGTGATCAGCGCACCGACGAACTTCTTGCTTTGCAGCATGTCTTTGATGACATTCATGTGAACAGAATCCAGAGTAGTACCCAGATGGGTAGAGAGAAAAGGACGGCGTTGGCTACACCTGTGAAGACAGGAGCAGCTCCGCCAGTGAAGTACGGAAGCCGGGGCCACCGTCGTTCGTGATGTCGTGACATTGTACTCCATCCAGCTCGATGTACGAGCGGCTGTCGCTTGAGAAGTCGCACCCGTCGCGGTGGATGCGCACGAGCGTGACGTTGTCGGCGCCGAAGCGTTCGATGACGGTCTCGCACTCGAGCTGGAAGCCCGCGTCGGTGACCAGCGCGAGGTCCACACCAGACGTGGCGATGTCGTCGCACAGCCAGCGGCCGAAGATGTCCTCACCATGCAGCGGCTTCATCAGCATCTCGGAGACGGCGATGTACGCCCCTCGCGGAGTGATGCCTAGGAAGTCCTCGAGAGGCTTGTCCTTGACGTTCTCGTACCAGTCGTGAGGATAGCAGACGCCATCCTCTCCGAGGCCGTAGAGTGCGTGCGTGCGCTCCTTCAGCTGCCTGGCCATCTTGAAGATGTAAGAGTTGACGACCTTGGCGCGCAGCGCGCGACCAGCGTAGTCCTTGCCGCTCCGCGGCGGCCCGTTCAGTAGGATGATCTTCACTTCTCCTCCGGCTTCATCTCTTGCAGCCAGGACTTGGCCAGCTCGACGATGTCGGTGCCGATCTCCTGGACGTCCTCGTTGTTGGCGACAGCCGGGATGGCGAGGATGGCCGCCATCTCCTTCGTCGTGGGCGTCAGCGCCATGACAGTCGAGATGGCCATGATAGACAGGACACTACCCACGATGCCGCGAGTCGCGTTCGTTCGGACCTTCCTCCAGAAGGCACGTTCCGTGTCAGTGGGCGTGCTGTAGTAGGTTCCTGTCCCGTCTCCGTACTCCACAAGGTAGGCGACCAGCGCCAGGCATGACGCAAAGAGCGCGACGATCGCCAACGTGTTCATGCCGAACAGGCAGCTCTTCAGCGAGTCAAGTCGAGTGATCCAGTAGATTGTTGTTTGGTCGATCATGCCATCCCCTTCAGGATCTTGATGCACTTCGTGCAGACGACGGCCGCGTCGGGCAGCTCGATGCCCATCAGCTTGGCGCCGCACAGCGCGAGGCTACCGTCACGAACAGGCATGTCTTCGGTGATGTGTGCCAGCGGCGGCCACTGGTCCGACACCACGTCGGTCAGGCGGGTCTTGTCTTGTACTTGGTTCATAGCGGCGGCAGCGGGTCCTTCTCCAGCTCGGGCGGAGTGTCGTCGGGAGTCGGCGGCGTGGGCTTGGGCCCAGGCACGTGCTTGCCGTCGCAGCCCTTGACAGGCACAGTGATCACTGCGAGCAGCAGCAGCATGGGAATGAATCGCATCAGTTGTCCTTGATCAGTTTCTCTGCTTCGATTGCCCAGCCCTTCACAGCGAGGGGCCAGTCACGTTGGGAGTAGGGCAAGGCGCCCTTCTTGGTATATCGTACACCCTGCCTGGCGAACTTGATGCCATGCAGCAGCAATCTCGTCAGCTTCGAGATAGTCTCCAGCGCCTCGTCTCGCTGCCTCGCGATGTCTAGCAGGTCAGACCGGATGCTCTCGACTTCTCGAAGCATGTCCGCTTCGTTCTGACTGTAGCTCACGTCTTCGGCTCCGCTGCGAGGGCGGCGGTGACGCGCTGGTGGAGAAGGGCATTCCGCAATTCACAGTCGGAGTAGTGCCGCTGGTGCTGGATGCTGACGCCACAACAGACGCACCGACCCCCTCGCACGATGTACCGCTGAATCAGCCCCTCCAGCTCCGCGATCCGCGCGTCGGTCCCTGTTCCGCTGCAACGCTGGCACTGGCCGTCAACCGGACCTTGTTCGATGACGCCGGAGCCGCTGCAAGCAGGGCATATCTCTTCGCACTCCCCCTCCGGCGCGGCGGATGCGGTGAGGAAGTCGTGGATCTGTTTTGCGATCCAATGCTCACCCTGCGCCGGATGCTGTTCCGCGTTCAGGTGCTTGCGAACGTCCCGCAGCAGCGCGGTCGCGTTGTCGCGCTCCTCGGTCAGCTTCGCCTCGCGTTCACGCGCAAGGGTTTCATCCAGCTCGTAGTGGCACTTGCGCTCGGCGCTCCGTCTTCCGATCTCGTCCCGCTCCCGCTCCGCCGCCTCGCGCTTCTCGCGTTCGGATGCGAGTTCGGCGCGAAGGGCTGCGAGTTCGTCACTTTGCTCGACCCACACGGCAAGCACGCACTTGGCGCAGTGGCCGAGTGTTTTCGTGTTGTCGGTCACGGCGTAGCACCGAACGCACCGGGACGTGTTGTCACCTTGCATCGCTCTCTCCTCCGTTCTCCAGTTGCGCGGCGGATGCGGTGAGCTTCGCGATCTCAGCCAAGTACGTCGGGCCGATCTTGCACTCGCTCGCAATGTCCCGCAGCAGCGAGGTCGCGGTGTCGCGTTGGGACTCGGCGTGTTCGGCGCGGCGAAATAAGTCCATGTCGGTCTGCTCCTCCAGTACCAGAACTTTCGTCCGCAGTTGATGCAGCCTCCGCTCCGACCCCTCGCGCTTCTCGCGTTCGGTGGCCAGCTCGGCGCGGATGGCGGCAAGTTCGGCGTCGTGTTCCTTGGTCAAGCGCCACGCCTCATCCACTAGGCGTTTGCACTCGTCCTTGTGGCTTCGATAGCCGTCGCCGCCGCAGTGGTGACAATGCGACTGACCGCTCTTGCTGTTGTGATTCCCGCGCCCGTCACAGCGCTTGCACTCGACTTCTCGACGGCTACTCATCGCTCTCTCCTCCGTTCTCCAGTTGCGCGGCGCGGGCGAGGATGGCGTCTCGACGCTTGATCCACGAGTAGGGTTGGGAATGCATGACCTTCGTGAGCAACGCCACCAACTCCCCGTGCATCGCCAGCTTGCTCTTCGCCTCAGCCAGCTCGGCGCGGACTGCTGCGAGTTCGTCCCGTCTGTCGAACGGCCGTGCGTGTTCTACGTTGCCACCCATTACTCACCCTTCCACTGCTTCAAGTGCTTGCTGATGTCTTGACGTAGATCTTGATCCTCTGTTCCCGGCCAGTGCTTCGCGCGCTGCCTACATCGAGCCAGCAGCACCTCTGCATCTCCAGCACGCTGCCGCAGCTGCTTGTTGGCCTCGGCCAGGTCCGTAAGTTTCTCCCAGTCCTCCAACTTCATCGCGCAGACCTCCGCACCTCGTACAGTACGTTGGACGGGTTGGCTGGCGACCAGCTCGCGGTCTTGATCCACTTGCCACCGTCGGGCGCCGGTTCCTTCGTCATGTTCGAGCGGTGGATGTCGCGCCAGAACGGGAGCAGCGGGACGCCCATCACGACCAGCGTACCGACGCAGACGTAGATCAGGTCGACGCACTCGGCAATGATCCACGTCATGCAGCCGACCTCGAGCGCGTCCATCAGCTCGTTGAACTCTTCCTCGATCAGCTTCCTGCGCGACTCGAGGACCGACCGGTCGAGACTGCGCACCGGCGAGCTGGGAGCGTCCGTTCCGAACTTCTGGTGGGCAGCGACCACGTCGGCGTGGATGTCGTGCTGCTCGAGCTGGAGAGCGCGGTCAGCGCAGCTGCTCAGGAACATGGCGTGGACGTAGTTGGCGGCGAACTTCGACGCCTGCCGCAGACTGTTGGACAGTTTCACTGTGCTTTCCTTGAGAGGTACATGGCCGCGTCAGCGGCTCCGATCGTTTCGCCCATGCCAGCGGACGCGGTGACGCCATCGTGCGACCACTCGCGCACGCGTTGCTTGATCGCACGCGCGCCTTCCCTGGTTGGGCACCACACCAGGAACTCGTCACCGCCGGTGCGAGCTGCCACGCGGTCTTCGATGAAGCGCGTCGACGTCTCGAGGAACTCGGCGAACTCGCGGAGGATGTCGTCACCGTAGGCGTGGCCATCCGGGTGAGCATCCTGCGCGGACTTGAAGCCGTTCAGGTCACAGAGGATATACCAGCCATCGCGCTGGTTGACACGTCGGTCAAGCGCCAGGCGGTTGGGCATCTGGGTCAGGTGGTCGGTCTCGGCCAAGCGTTGCCACTTGTCGCGTTCCGACGTGAGCAGCCGGATGTGCTGCGTGTTGGTCAGGTTCGTCATGCTTCGGCAGTCTACTGCGGTCTCTCGTAAAGGCAAGCGGAAAGGTCAGTCTTTCTCGCTCCAGATCTGGTCGATGATGCCCCACGCCTTGGCCTGCTCGGCGTCGAAGTAGGCGTCGGTGGCGCTCTTCGTGAACTTGGCCCAGTGGCGGTAGGGCATGTTGGTGTACTTCGCGAGCAGCCGGTCCATGCGCTCGGACCGTGCGCGCACTGCCTCCAGCTCGACCGCGGTCTGCGCGAGCTGGCCAGCCATCTCGAGGCTGGTGGTGTGCATCATGAACGCGGTATTTTCGCTGGCCCATCGTTGCCCAGGCTCTCCGCAGGCGACTAGGAACGGCGCCGCGGACATGCAGACTCCGACGGCCGCGGTGTGGACAGGTGCCGCGATGGTGCGCGTGACGTCATGCAGCTGGAAGGCCTCGTCGATGTCTCCGCCGTAGCTGGCGATGAAGAGGTCGATGGGCTCGTCACTCATGTCGGCGAGCAGATAGAGCCCACGGACGGCCAGCGCGATGCTGTCGCTCTCGACGTCACCCTGGAGGAAGATGCGCCGACCCTCGAGGTCAATGCCGTGCTCGAGCGCCGCGGTGATGTTGGCCTTCTGGTTCTCGTTCACTTCGGCACCTCGAAGTCAGGGAGCCAGAGCGCGGACGGGTCCATCTCCGGCAGGCCGGGGTCCTCGATGACCGTACCCTCGAACATGCAGACGCCTTCGTCACAGATCACGGGGTACTGATGCACGCGGCCGCCGGGGTGTAGGAACGCCACGCCGAAGCCCATCTGCCAGCCAGTGTGTCGACCCTTCATGTACGCTCGGCCAGCTCGAGGCGTGCAGCCCATGGGCGTCGACATCCACGAGATGCTGGCGCCTTCGTGCGACATCATGCTGATGCCTGCACGGTGAACGTGTCCGGACTGACCAGACCTCAGCGCCTTGCGCAGCTCCGACAGGTGCGGCGTCTGTCCGAGCAGCGTGCCGTGGTGGATCAGATAGTCGTGGATCATGATGCCAGGCAGGTCACCTTCTGTTCCCTGCGGTGACATGATCGAGCCAGCCTGCGCGAGCTTCACGCCGTAGTCGTCGACACCGGCGAGCTTGTCGAAGCGCAGGTTGCGCAGTCCAGCCAGAGCTGGTGCGACCTGCGAGCAGTAGGCGGCAATTCGATCGAGGCCATGGTTGCCCGCGGTCCAGATGATCTCGGCGTCCGGCGCGACCTCGCGGAGCTGGCGGAACATCTCGCGCGCGAAGTCGAACTCCACCTGGAGAGGCACGGACCAGCCGGGGATCTTCGGGTGCCTGCTGATGTCGGCACCCTCGAGGATGTCGCCGTTCAGCACGATGTAGTCAGGCTCGAGCATGATGCACGCGCGTAGGAACGCGTGCCAGACGAACGGCGAGAGGAAGGTGGCGTGGGTGTCGCTGATCGACAGCACCAGCTCTGTGCCGGTCAGCTCGCGTTCTGCGGGCTCGTAGACGTGCGGGTGGATGTACCGCTCCTGGTAGCGGGCGGCGTGCTCACGTCGCGAGCGGGCCGTGGTGGCGGCCTTCTTCATGCGCGTGCCAGGCGTCTCGCGCAGGTCGGCCTGCTCGAGCGCGTGGTTGAACTGTCCGAAGAGGTTGTCGACCTCTTCGATGTACCAGTTGCCATACTGCCGGTATCGCTTGCGGCTGATGGTCGAGAACCTGAAGCCCATCGGGTTGGTCTTCGGATCGTTGGCGACGCGCACCAGGTCGGCCAGGAGGTCCTCACGAGAAGGCGGGTCCTCGCGCTTGCTGTTCTTCAGGCGCTGCTCTTCAGCGACAGCTCGAGCCTTGCGCAGAACCAGCTTCTGCTTCTCGGCCTCGTTGTTCCGGACGTTGTCCGGAGCGTTCAGGAAGTCGTCGAGGTTGTCAGTCATAGGTCGATGCCCAGGCAGATCTTGATGTGATTGCGCAGCGTGTTGCACGCCTTCACCTCCCACTTAGGGGCGAAGTAGTGCAGCCAGATGTAGTGCTGCGAGTGCTGGATTGTACCATCCTGCACTCCAGCTGCGTACTTCACGACCTCGGCCGCCAGCTCAGGGTTGCGGCAGATGCTGCACCGCTTGCCGGGGCGAGCTGTCCGCGCGGCCTCGCTGTTCAGGAAGTCCTCGAGGCTCACTGGGCCACCTGGCGGGCGGCTTCGATGACGTCCAGCAGGCGGACGGCGCCGTACCCAAGGGCGGCCACCAGGCCAGCCATGAACAGGACGAAGGGGGGCACGCTCGTGACGATGTTCTCGATTGCTTGCTTCATGGTGTCCTTATCGGCAGGTCTCCAGGATCCCTGAAGGGGAATCCTGGATCTTTTCAGAAGGGCGGAGCCAGGGTAGTCAGCCCTGGCCCCTGTGATCACCTCCTTCGCTCGGCGATGGCTCGGCCAGCCTCCGCAGGAGGTTCCAGTCTAGTTGATCGAGCTGGGAACCGCCACCGGGAACCAGTGGCCACCGACAGAGCACCACTCGAGCGCCGCTGCGCGGGCTCTGTCCATGCCCCAGAAGGTGAGGTCCCGGCCACCGCTGCGCGCGCGCAGGCCGTCGCTGGTCTCGAGGTAGAACATCACGCCGCCACCATCCCGCGCTTCACGCAGAGGCGGTAGGCGTCTCTGGCGTCCGCCAGGGACAGCTCGGAGACCTTGGCAGGCAGGTCAGGGTGGCAGTGCTCGGTCACGATGACCGTGGCGCCGTTGGGCTCGAAGGACGTGCGGCTGCCGGTTTCGGGGTCGGCGAGGTAGTGTTGGTTGGTGTTCTTCATGACGCTGACAGTATACACCACTTCCTCGGATTGGCAAGTGGAATTTCAGAAAAGATTCGGCCAGGCCCCCGAAGGGGCCCAGCCTCGAGATCAGACCTGGCCGTTGGTCAGCTCGCGAGCGTAGGCCAGCATGGCGGGCTTGCGGTCGTCGTAGCAGGCGCAGGCGTTGATGCGGTCGTGCATCTCCTGGACCTCGTCACCCTCGAGCTGGACGCAGGTCAGCTTGTCGCCCATCAGGTGGAAGCGGGCGGCGCCGGAGGCGGTCTTCATGCGGGACCACTGCTGAGTCACGTGCATGCGGTCGCCCTTGACGTAGACGTGCTTAGCGTGGTTGGTGGTCTTACGCTTGAACTCGCCAGCCTTCTGGTAGGTGACGCGGGCCTCGTAGGTCATGCCGAGATCTTTGTCGTGGATGACCTCGAAGCCCACGGCCTCGATGTCTGCGTCACAGATGACGATCTGGGCGAAACGGTTGCCGTCGCTGGGCAGCTCGGCGTTCAGGTACACGTGCTTGATTGCTTGCTTCATGGTGTCCTTATCGGCAGGGGTCCAGGATCCCTGAAGGGGAATCCTAGAGAAGTTTTCAGCTCGAGATCACGACGCTGTGGAAGGGCGAGATCATCGCGCGGCCGTGGACGAAGACCACACCAGGGATGTAGTCGCAGGGGCACGCGCTGTCGATGGCCGCGCGCACGTCGGCGACATCCACGTCAGGCGAGCTGATCAAGAAGTCGGACCCGCTGGCGAAGGCGGCGATCGAGGCGCCAGGGAAGGCGCTGGCGATCATGCGGCGGATGGCGTCGGCTGCGTCGGCCGACGAGGCGAAGGGGGCGCTGCTGCTGAAGTGGCTCATACCACACTCTTCGGCAGCAGCGCCGGGAACCTGTAGGACTTTTTCAGATACCGGCCTTGACGGCCTCGAGCTGGCGGAGCGTGTTCTGGTGCTGCTTGAGCTGGGCCGTCAACATGCGGCGCCAGCTCGACGGCCCAGAGAAGGCGATGATGTTCTCGTCACCGGAGCGCAGCGCGCGGAGAGCCGCAGCCTGGCGCTTTCGCTCCCAACCGTCACGCCGACGGACGCGGCCGGACTTGATCGCGAGACGGGCCTGCTTGATCGAGAAGGCGAAGAGGTCCGTGGCCAGGAGGTCTTCCAGCTCGAAGATGCGGTTGCCGTTCCACTTGATGGCTTCGTCCAGGGTCTGCTCCGGAGTCAGGCGGGTGCCCACGCATCCACCGAGGTCGTAGCCGTAGCCAGGACGAATGTAGCCGTGGCGGGACAGGCGGCCGCTGGCGTTCAACTTGAAACCGACACGGCCGCAGCAGTAGCAGTAGCCGCGGCGGTCGCCCGCCATGTCGATGTAGTCGATGCCCGCGGTCGTGGCCTCGGCCGGGGAGACCTCGCGGACCTTGGTGTCGTCGACCTTGGCGGCCTGCTTGACGACCTCGGCGGCCTTCAGCTCGGCGTAGCAGGCGCGGATGTCCTGGACGCGCTCGAGCAGCTCGCCGGAGACCAGCTTCTCGGTCTTCGCGCTGACCTGGTGGGCGTACATGGGCAGGTCCCAGTAGTCGATGCCGCTGTCCTGGATGTCCTTCGACAGGTTCTCCCAGGCACGGTTCAGCTTGTCCTGGGCATCCTTCTTGGCGACCTTGGTCGTGAATCCCTGCGCGATCAGGTCGCGCACGCTGTTGGTGG